TGGAGGTTGCCAAACTTCGGGAGAAAGCTCTTTCGCAAGAGGGTGACGCAAGGAGAAAAACAATTCAGGAGGCCATTGATTTAGAGAAAGAGCTTTCCGATCAGGAGGTTCAACTTGCAACTCTACGATTAAAACAAAAGCAACTAGAATTACAAGCAAACGGAGACGATAAAGAAGCAAAGAAAGCTGTTGCCGAGGCTCAGGCTGATTTAATCGCGGCAGAGGCACAGCGGTATGAGGCTACCTTAAGATTTCAAAAGCAGATTGAAAAGTTAAATGAAGATGATTTAAAGGCCAGGGAAAAGCGCATTGAAGAACAGCGTAAGAGTGATGAAGAGGAATATGAATATCAGGTAGAATTAGCGCAAAAACAAAGAGAGGAAGAGCAAGCCGCCCAGCAGGAACAAAACGCTATCGAATTAGAGCAAGCCGCGAACAACGCAGCGGTAGAAAAAGAAATCGGGGACAAAAAACTTGCTGATCAAAAGAAGTACACCGATACAGTTAATGCCCTTAAGAAGTCAGAGGCTGGGGCTACCAGAGATTTAGCAGCGGTTACGGCCAGCCTTGCTAAAGAGGGATCGGCAGCGCAGAAGGCTTTGGCTATTTCAGCCATAGCAATAAACGCAGGTATCGGTATTTCAAACGCTGCCGCATCAGCTAAGGGGATACCGTTCCCATCAAACTTAGCGGCCATTCTTACAGGTATCACGGTGACGCTTGCCGCCATATCTCAGGCAAAAAACGCTTTAAAGGCTGAACGTGGAGCGGTACTTTCTAAATATCATTCTGGCGGGATGCTATACGGACCTAGCCACGCAGAAGGAGGGATACCTTTTTCAGTCGGTGGCCGGTTAGGATTTGAAGCGGAGGGAGGCGAAACTATTATCAATAAGAAATCATCGGCAAGATTCCGGCCTTTATTGAGTGCTATTAATCAAGCCGGAGGAGGTGTAAAGTTTGCAGGAGGAGGGGATTTAGGTATACCGTCAATATCCAGAATAAGCGAAAGCCGATCATCACAGCGTGATCTATTCAACGCTATTTCACAAATAAAACCTGTTGTAACCGTTGAGGATATTAACCGGGAACAGAGTAGAGTAGACGTAATTGATTCAACCGCAGTAGTACAATGACCCTAAAAGAACACTACGCCAACGGAGAAATAAAAAAATATTTTAAGGTGGGGCTGGTGTGTATCAATCACATTACATACTTCCGGTACAACTTAGTTTTCGAGGCATATCTTGCGAAAGGACACAGCAGGAACACTTCTTACGACTATGCAGCAGACGAATGCGGTTGTTCAAGGGGGACGATTATAACCGCTGTTAAGTTTGTAAATCAAGAGGTTCAATAATCGTTGTACCACTAATTCTTTAAAGTCTGTAGAAATTTATCACCGTGATAGGGAAAATTTCTATACATGGTCATATCGGCCCGTCTTATGTAGATGAGACAGGAAAGTTTCATAAGGGCGTTGAATTGCTCGATGTGATCGAACAGGCTGAGTCATTTCCAGAAGCAACCTCTTTTGAAGTATCAATAAACAGTCCAGGTGGATTTGTTGACGTTGGTAATTCAATTTACGACTACCTACAAAGCCTTAATAAATCTAAGCGTCCAGTAACAACAGTTCAGGATGGACTTGTAGGATCAATTTCCACAAAGATATTTTTAGCGGGTGTTAACCGGATTGTTGATGATCGATATAAGTTCTGGATTCACAACCCATTTCAGGAAAAGGTTACAGGCGATGCCGATCAATTACGCGCTCATGCAGACTCATTAGACGAAGTTGAGAAGGATTTACGCAAGTTTTACGCTGAGTTCAATACTATCGGGGACGTTGGAATAGACGGATTGATGAAGATTGAAACCGGCCTTACTGCCGATCAGTGCATGAAATTCAAATTCGGCACGGCAAAGAAAAAAGTAGCAGCATTTAACACAATCAAAACAAATATGAGTACAGCACCTAAAAAGGAAGATACCCTAAAAGGTCAATTCCTTGCATTGGTTGAGCAAATGTTCCCAGGTAAGGATGATAAAAAGAAAAAAGGAGTAGCCCCAAAAGCAGCTATCCCGGTTAATGACAAGCAAAACGTAATGGTAAAACTCGCAGGAGATTCAGGCCAGTTCTGGATTGAAGCTGATGTTTTGGCCGTTGGTGTTGCAGCTTTCATGGTTGACGAAGCCGGAGAGCCAACAGCGGAACCAGTTGCAGACGGTGTTTATCCTGCCGAAAACGGTCAGATGATCACAATCGCAGGAGGCAAAGTTTCAGAGCTTACCGAAGAGGAAGAAATGGAAGAGGAAGAAGTTGTAACTGATGCAAAGGTTGAGGAAAAAGTAAACGCTGCGGTCGCTAAGATCAAAGCTGAATTGAAGGCTGAAAATGATGCCGCAATTCTAGCAATGAAGAAAGACGTTAAGCTAGGCGTTGCTCCTAAAAAAGCAGTAATGCAAGCCCCTAAAGAGGAGGTTTATACCGTCAAGACAATCGCACAGGATCAGAAGGAAAGAGCAGAAAAAAATAAAGCAAAATAAGGTATGGCAAGTCCAGTAGTAACAAGCAATTTCAATGGTAGTGTACTTGATTACATTATCACGGAAGCAGTCGTAGGCAACGAGGCTTTTGATAAAGGCTCCGTGTATGTCATGGAAGACGTACAGGAGAAAATCTCCATCGCTAAAATGACATCGAGCGCAAACCCGATCATTAGAAACGAGGCCATGCCGACCACGAAATCAGCAACCGTTACCTGGTCAGAGGCAACTCTGGAACCGGCTAACATGATGATTTTTATCCCGGACATTAACCCTCGTTTGTTTGAAAACGTGTGGCGTGAGTTCCAGCCCAAAGGCGCACTGCCTGATAAAATTTTAGATCCACGAATCCAGAAGACTTTCGCGGACGTAGTGCTAAAGCAAGCACAATTACAAATCGGTAAATTGCTCTGGCAGGGTGACACTACCCTCGCGGATTCTACACGGTTGAACTTTTTCAATGGTTACGTAACCCGCGCGATTGCTTCGGCTACAAACATTGATGTAACAAACATCGGTGTAATCACAGCGGCCAATGTAATGACGGTTTTTGAAAACGTTATCGCTGCTATCCCTGATGCGTTATTCGAGAACCCTGATTTTTACCTGCACATGGCTACGTCTACCTTCCGGACTTACCTGAAGGCTGACCGGGCATTATCAACCAAGGGCTCTGAGCCACAAGGTGCAGCGGATGAAATGTACGGTAATGTAAAAATCCGTCACTATAGCCAATTCCCGGCTAACACAATTTTGGGAGCAGTAGCAACAAACGGAACTGATTCACAATTCTACGCAGCAGTAGATAAGCAACGTGACGTTGAGAACTTCAAGATCGAAAGACTTCGCCCTGAAGGTGAACTGTTCTTCCTGCTTGCTAAGTTCAAGATGGACGCGAACACAAGCAACGATTCCGAAACAGTTCTTTACGTAGGTTCTTAATTATTAAAAAAATATGGCAACAGCAATAGTAAGCACAGTCGGCAACGGGGCATCAGATAACAACACTTACGCAGTTAAGGGTCGGAAATCTGTTTCTCAGGTATACGCAGCCACTTCAATTCCTTTATTCGCAACAGGGGCGGCACTTCAGATTTTCAACTACGCTCAACTAACGGGCGCAATGACAATCAACGCAGCGACCACACTGGCAAACCTTACCCAATGGGACGAAGTTCTCTTTGTCTTTGAGGCAGACGGTACGCAGCGGATTGTAACTTTCGGAACCGGCTTTAAGGCTTCAGGAACCGTAACGATTCCAGCCGATAAAGGCGCAAGATGTCGCGGCATTTATGACGGAACATCGATCTGCATCTACGCACGCGAAATTTATGCTTAAGGTATGGCGGTACCTACAATAACAAGATACCAGGGAGCCGTTGGAGTGTCGTTAGCTTACGCAGCGACAAGTACACCGGCTCTGGCAGCACCTGAAGGGTTAGAGTTAAACGTTGTTTACGCTCAACTGACAGGAGCAATGACTATAAACGCTACTTTTCCCGGATTACTTCAGTTTCAGAGGGTTAATTTCTTCTTTTCAACTGA